CGCAGCGGATGGAAAACATAAATATTATTGGCAATCATATATTAAAGAAATTACTTAGAGTTGGGTATGTATATGAGCAGAATGATAATGTTATAGTTGAAGATAATATTAGCTATACACCCGAAGAGGAAAATGGCTCATTAGATGTTGTGTTTTTTGAAAACATAAGCTATAAAAGGAATAAGGTAGTTGGTATAAGAACGTGGTTTAAGGACCCGGCAGACATAACCTTAAAGGATTGGGATGTAGATAACAATGAATACCACGAAGTAGGCGATTTCCCTAATTATGAATTGGATAATTTTGTTTCATGGCAGGGGTGGCAGGCGGCAGGACTTGACCTTAACTCAACTTTTGACCACCAGATGCCTTCCGCAAATCAAGTATTTGTTTATCCAAATGAATATAAGGATGACGACGATAGCCGAATGGGTATTGTTGTTATTTGGAATTGGGAGGGACTGAATACGGTTGATGTTGACCTAACGGCACTTGGTTTAACGATTGGCGAAACCTACCGATGGAGACAAGCACAAGACCCGTTAGTTGATATTGATACGTGGGTTGATGACGGTAATCCTTATACGTTTGCAATGACGGGACATACTGTTGCCAAGCCGATCGGGTTTGATGAAGAATTAGTACCAACACAGTTCCCGACTTTCGGGTGCTTTATAATTGAATTAGTGTAGTCGCTGTCATACGTAAATAAAGAAAAGAATGAACGACAAGGTAAAACATTTCATAGTCTGTGCGGCAGTTTCAATTGCAACGCTTGGCGTTCTTTTGTGGATTGGCACGAACTTGGGCGGTTATGAAAAGCTATTAGCCGTGACAATGGGAACGGGTGCGGCTATTGCCAAAGAAATGATTTGGGATAAGTGGCTTGGCAAAGGCACTCCCGAATTTTACGATTTTGTCGCCGGATTATGGGGTGCTTTTGTCGGAACATTTGCGTGGATAATCATTGAAACAATTTTATATTATGTCTAAAGGTGAGTACAACATCATTTTACAGGCTATCGAGCAGACTTGTAACGCTCATAAAGAAGGCATAAAGAGTGTTCTATTAAGTGTTGAAGCGAATGCCATTGTGTTCGGCAAGGATCTGAAGGACATCAAAGATCATTTAGGGGAACTAAATGGCACGGTGGCCGAATTAAAGCGCGAGAGTGATAAGCGTGCATTGGTGGTTGCCGAGTTCCGCGAACATCAGAAGTTCGGCCAATGGTGTAAAAGGAACTGGTGGGTATTATCCCTATTGTTTATCGGTTCAGTTACACTTATCTTTGTTGTGCTTGAACGGTTTGGATTGATAGGCGTGCTGGAGGCCGTTAAGGAAGTGAAAGACATACTTTGATTTATAACTAAACATTCGTAAAATGAAAAAAGCAATTGTTTTCCTTATGGCTATCGCGGTGCTATTTATGCTGCCGGCGGTACTGATCGCGCAGGACACCGTACCCGTGCCTGATGATGTTATGGAGATCCTTATGCAGCTGAACGTATATTTTGGTTCGCTGGCCGGGATCGCCGCGCTGACCGCCTTTCTTGCCGCGCTGCTGAACGGGCTGCTGAAGGTCGAAAAGAGGTTCATCAAACAGCTTGTCGCATGGCTGGTGGCGATCATCTTACTGATTGGAGCGAACCTATTGAACTATGGATTTAACGCTGAGTTTAGCATTCTTAAGTCAATATTATACGGGCTTGGTGCAGGGCTGGTGGCTAATGGTATCTTTGATATTCCTTTCATCAAGATCCTACTGAATACGGTTGAGGGCTGGTTCGCACCAAAGACACCCTAAATGTTCGCGCTACTGAGCAGGACATACGGGGTGAAGCAAACCACCGGCTGCCTGTATGTCTTTGATGGTGATAGGGCAATCTTCAATTGCAAAACGATTGAGTTGCCTTATCTCCAAAATCAGCAAAACATATCGTGTATTACTGAAGGGATCTACCGCGCTTACAAGCTGCATTCATTGAAGTTCGGTGACTGCATTCATCTGATTGATGTGCCGGGCAGGGAAGGGATCCTGATACACAAAGGTAATCACGCGGCCGGCGATCAGGTGGATACGCGCGGCTGCATTCTGCCCGGATTACGATTTCAAGATATCAACGGTGACGGAAATATTGACGTTGCCGAAAGCACCAAGGCAATGAACTTGCTTTTGGCTGCATTACCAAAAACCTTTAAAATAATCATCACATGAAAAAACTAACTATTCTCTTTATGGTCATGCTTCTGGCGAGTTCATGCACTTGCCTGCTCTCGCAGATCCCGCCGCAGATGATATACGCCGGCGTGGGGTGCGCTGCTCCACTACCTGATTACATCCCGTTGGTTGCGGTATCAGACAATTGCTCGATTGCTTCGGTGACGCAGACACCCTCCGCTGGCTTCATACTTAACTCCACGAACCAGAGTGCGACCGTGCGGATCCGGGCAACGGATGTTTTTAATAACTGGACAGAAGTATCATTTTTGGTTACGCTTGTTGATACCGTTAAGCCCGTCATCACATGGAACGGGCCAGCGATCGCGGCGGCTAACTGGGACGTGATAAATTCAATCTATGATCAGGCCGACCGATTGCTTGCGCAGCAGGAGGTATATTTTGATGAACACTTTGATTGGGAGGCTTCGGGTATCCCGGAAGATCTCCGGCCGAAGGATCAGTATAATACGAAGATGCTGCTCACATGGTCATATAACGGAGAGAACAAGCGGGAGAGGCTATTCACGTTCGCCAGCCAGAATGATACGTTCGCGATCAAATGAGGTGGCTTGCGTGGATATTGTTATTGATCCCGGCCACGCTATCGGCGCAGGTCATTTTAACTTTTGAGGGGCAGACATACCGCGACACAACGTGCCTTAATGTCAATGGCATTACGGTTCCACATAGTGTTAAAACCACCTTCACGTTCAAAAATAACTATGTTGAGAGTTGCAATACCGGTGGTTATATGCTTCAAGCCGGTCACGAGAACATTATCATTACCCATGATAATAATCTTGATGGAGAGCAGATCATAGGGAATAAGTTTGTCTGGAAAGGTGATCAGGATTTCGCAACAATTACTCACGGGATCTTTACCGGATACCAGAATAACGCCCGGATCATGTACAACTACCTTGATTACGTTCCTATGGGTATCATCCGTAAAAGCAACGGCATGACCGATACCGCCGGGGTGGTGGCCTACAATATCATCCGCAACAGCCCGGCCGTGGGTATCGTGGTCAAGGGTATGAACGGCGTGCGGATCTATAACAACACCTTGTATTCGGAAGATAGCCTTTATATTGGCCCCGGTATCGGAACGTGGCGAGGCCTGATTGATGTTTACAAGAACGATAACCCGGTGGCTGATGCCAAGGGCGTGAAGATCAAAAACAATATCTTCTATACCGTCAACCGGATCACGAACATCAATGTCATGGATACGGCGTGCCTGCAGGGGTTCGAAAGTGATTACAATATCTTCTGGTGCGAAGCCGGGGAACCGATGTTCCGTATCGCTGGCGCGGATCTGACGCTGACCCAGTGGAGGGCGCGCGGCTATGATCTGCATTCACAGGTTATGAACCCGCACTTTATCAACACCACGGATCTTGTGCCTTCGTTCCGTATGCAATGGGGTACGCCAACAGAGTTTGATATGGGTATCGCCTGCAATGAATCGTGGGTGACGGGCGAAGATCTTGCGCTTGTCCGACAGCGTGGTTACTGGCAGCAGGGCGCGCGTATCTATGAGGGCGGGCTGGTGATCTTCTACCGGGATGCGAAGGTGATCGGTAACGACAGCACGGTGGTTGATATGCGGTTCGGCAAGGTGGTGATCAATCAGGGCGAAATCACTATCCAGCAATGAAGCCAAAAGACTATTTGATGCTGATAGCGTTTATATTGATTTTAAGCGCATCGTTCCTTGGAGGGTATAAGTACCATGCTTACAAGGTAAAATGTCCAGAGATCAAGCGCGACACGGTCTGGATAACAAATACGGAGGTACATACAATCCCGAATGACATTCATCACTATCACGACAGCCTGATCACGGTCATTCATTACGACACGATCCCGGCCGATGTGGATACCGCCGCGATCCTTGCAGCTTACTACGCCGTTTATGAGTATTCAAGATCTTGGAAAGACACTTTGTTGAAGGTTGATTTAACGGATTGGATCTCACAGAACAGGATCCTTGACACCCGGTTTGCGTATCAGATCCTGCAGCCTCAGACCATAATCACGAATACGGTCAACGAGATCCGGTACGACAAATACATTTATCTGGGAATGGATCTTCCGCTGAAGGACATAAAATACTTCAATCTTGATCTGATTTTCGCCGCGCCCGGATGGTATGCCGGGGCGGGATATAACGTAAATTTGAAAAGCGTCACGCTCAAGGGTGGAGTAAGATTATTTAAGTTTGAGTGAAAAAATGTATTATATTTGCATAGGGTTAATCTGATTTTGCTGCTTAACATCTTCGTTAGTCAAGTTTTCTTCGGGGGAGGGACGGTTTAAATGCCGTCCTTTCTTCGTTTATGCCGTTTCCAATCTTTTCCACTTTATTTACAACAGGTTGTAATCTGACCGGGGAGTGAGAGGATTTATAGTCCTACCTTTCGATCGTATAATTGACTGTGATCGAAGCAGTTGCAGCGACCATATTCATAGCATCGGCAAGGATCTTTGCGGTGCAATATAGCTGATTTTTGATGTTTGCGTAACTAACTGATATATAAGTCATAGTGATTTATTTTCGGTTATAAGTAAAAATATTTGGAACTTTGTTTGCATTGTAACGTATAATGACATACATTCGCATTGTTGTTTCGTTCTTTGACACGCTGGTATGGACAAAACGCTGGAAATGAGGCAGATAACAACGATTACACTCATTTACAGGCAGTTGCAGCGAAGCCGGGTTAGCGGTTGCAGTTCTTTGGAACGTAAGTCATCCGTCCTCCGGTGGTAGTTTTTTATCGGTTAAAATCCTGCCGGTCATGCTTTAGAGATGGTTGCGAAAGGGTACGAAAGTTATGTTAAGGCTTTTCGGAATGCTTGGGATAAGTCGCAAGCTGAAGGAAGCCGTTTTATCTGGGAGCCGCTAAACCGGGATTAGATTACGGCGTACTGAAAGGCATATTTTCAATTTAAACCATATTATTTAAACTTAACAAACAAATCAAATGTCAAACGAAGAAAATTTTAAAATCGAAATTCGTCAGCAGACGAACTGGAAGGGTACAACTTATTTCTACCTTTATGTGAATGACGTTTATGTGGATCTGTCACCGGATCTTGCAGAGGTCGAAAAGATGGCGCAGACTGCGCTGGAAGTTTACCGGGACGGCAAGCATAAGATGACCGTTCTGAAGGTTATTGCGGGTGCGCCCGAAGTTGATGAAACAGCCGTATGATCATGCAATTACACATTGTCAGACCGGAACCCATTGATGAACTTCTTTGGGAGCAGCTGCATGAAAAACTCATGCGGCTGCTAATCAGCGATTGTGACGTGGATCCCACAAATCAGGATCTTTGCGGGGCGAAACTCAGGGATATATTGCCGGATCATCAGGTCAAGTCCCTTGCCGTTATGGTGCTGGGTAACGACTATGCCAGTACCGTCAATGCGCTTGGTGGCATGATCATCAAGGGTGACGGCGATTGTCCCGAATGTGGCAGCAACGACCGCAACCCGGTATATGAACCTATCCGTTATGATAACGAAGAAACAGGTCATTACCGCGTGGCCGGGCACCGCTGCGAAACTTGTAAATATTTTGAGAATGTTGATTAATTTTTAAACTTAATACTTAACGAAGATGTACACAGATGAACGGGCGTTATTGGCGTCCAAATTAGAAACCACACTCACCAGCCGCAGTAAGCCGGTGAGGGAAGCGATCGCACAGATCGAACGCACAGGCTCATTATTGGATGACTATGTCGTGCCGGTAAAGAGCATCAATTTTACCCGCGATCTCTCAGATCAGGCGAACGTCAAGATGAACTTTGAGTATGACGGTCACTTTGTCAGCACCGGGATCCACCAGCACGCCGCCGGTCAGATCGGCGATAAGTTCGGCGTCCCGCCGGGATATCTCAAAACACTTACTTACGGATCCAACTGGCAGCGCAACCTTGCCGCCACGGTGATGAACGAACACGCCAGCAATATCGAGCGTGACCGGGTACTGATCCGGGTGGTCGAAAATGATGCGCGCGGCTTTCTCAGCGACAAATACCGCCGGCTGAACAATATGCAGATCGCGCTTGCATTCCTTATGGGAGCGCAGGCAACCGAGAGCGTACTGGTGGATGCGCACGCCGGGGAAACCAAGGGCTTCTTGGAGGTCATCAATCCGAACATTGTCGAATTTGACACGCCGCTGAACGGGCGCAATTTTGCCTGCATCGGTGCCCGGTATCGCAACAGCGATTTCGGTGACGGAGCCTTGGAAGTTTACCTGTTTGCGCTGATGGTAAAGTGCATGAACGGGCTGGTCGGCCAGAGTATGCTGCGCGAATTTCATCTGGGCGGTAAGATCCCCGAAGATATCAGGATCTCAGATGCAACCTACCAGAAGGACACGGACGCCAAGGCTTCGCTGGTGGGCGATATTATGAAGCAGATCTATCTGCCGGAAACCACCGATAAGCTGATCCACAAGATACAGGGCGCGTCATCCAAAGAGATCAATCTGATCTATGAGGTTGAAAAGCTTCCGAAGCTGGGATTAACGCTTACCGAGAAAGACGCCGTTGGCGCGGTGCTGATGGAGAATAACCCGGAGAACGGATTACAGGGTGCCAACACCTTGTGGAAGCTGGTCAACGGGCTGACCGCCGTTGCGCGTGATGCCAAGCCGGAACGTAAAAGGGAACTGGAATTAATTGCCAGCGAAATGTTGAGATAGCAAATATTATGTGGTATACTTGCTGAATGATACGCTTGATCGAACATAAGAGGCGATTTAGCCACAAGGCATTTTTTCATACCAACAATAATATGCGCTTCAAGGCATACTTCGTGCAGCTTGATATCATGTTAGGCGAGATGGACGGCTGCACGAATGCCTTTTACACGATCATTTTTCACTTATACTTAAATTAACTTTATGGGCAAAACAGCGAGTAAAGCCGTCTATTCAATTACCGCTTATGATGATCTTACGGCCACGGCTGTTTACAGCTGCCTTAAGACGCTATGCGAGGACTGGGATCTGATGTCCCATTATAGCACGGTTTGGCGCAGGCTTCGTGATGAAGGCTTGTACCGGGATCCGCGTGTGATCATAAAGAAGCACGCACTAATCAAAAGTAAGTATCAATCAAAATCAAAACGTAACGAAGATGAACAAAAATGAGATGAGTATTGCAGCAATCAAGGCGATGTATTTTAACGATGACGCGCTGATGATTGATCCGTTCCCGTTGTACCGCTATGAGTACCGGGGTGATCGGTTCTATTACTACCAGACGCCGGATGTCATGGATTATGACGCGCAGGATAAGCCGCCGGTGAAGTTCGCCGTTGGCGTGACAACGCTGACGCGCAAAACGATCCCGCAGAACGAAGGGCTGGTTAAGTGGATCGCCGGCATGGGTTATGATAATGCCATTGCATACCGGGATCAGCGCGCCAAGTACGGCAGCCTGATGCACACCTGTTTTGCAACGCTGTTGATCAAAAAAGTTTTCAATCTGGATCTGTTGCCGGAGGTCGTTCATAACTATTGCTTGGCGAAAAGTATCACGGTCAATGAAACCGAATGGTCGGAGGATCTTAAGCAGGATCTGTTGGCGTTCGCCACCTTCATGCAGGAATATCACGTTAAGGTCAAGGCAATCGAATTGTCGCTGGTATCACCGGATCTTGGTCTGGCCGGCACGCTGGATCTGTTCTGCGAAATGGATTACGAGGTGAAGGGCTTCTTTGGCGAAACCTACCAGAGCGGTGAGCGCAAAGGTCAGCCGAAGGAAAGCAAGCAGATCTTCCGCAAGCTGGCGATTGTGGATTTCAAAAGCGGTCGCGACACCACCGGCGGCGTGCATAACGCGGCGCAGCTTACCGCGCTCCGAGAGATCCTACAAGATAACTATGATAGTTATCGTGATGCAGTCATTCTGTTGTACAACTTTCATCCGAAGGATTGGCGCAAAAATCCAACTTACACGCTGGTGGATCAGACCGATCAGTTCAGCAAGGTGGCATTACACAGCATTATAACGCTGTACCGCGAGTTGGAGCCGGATCCCGAAGAAAGAACCATGCTTGAGATGTACGGCGTGATTGATCTTGACCGTCAGGATGAGCAAAATTACTCAACCAAGGTGATCAAAGATATCGTGCAGGAAGCGGTCAATCAAAAGACCTACACCAAGACCGATTATGATTATGCTGATTTTTACTTTAACCCGGTTGAAGATGAAAACGGTAGAAGCAATTCATAAGGAGGCTGAAACGGAACGGTTGCTGATGCGCAACCGTCCGTTCACCGAAGAGCAGCAGGCTAAACAGCGTTTGGAATTTCTTAAGATGTGCGTGCTGTTGTTAGAGGGCTTTACGCCCGAACGTCTGAAGGCTGAACTGGTAAAAACCGAACAGCAGATCAATAAGATCGAAGATGAATTTGGGGACTGGTGCATTGGCAAGGTTGGTGAAACATCCAAGCTGAGATCCGCTTACTACACCCAAAATAATATGCAGGGCTTGCGCCGGCAGTTAAGGATGTTAAAATACATTTGTGAATAACTTAAACGTAACGAAGATGCGAAAGAGCAGAATTACACGAACAAACATTCCCGTGCAGAACACGCGTCTGCCGCTGATCGGCAGGATCCGCGTTGGCGAAAAGTGCGTTAACAGCGCAGGGAAGGAATACCCGGTGAGCCTTGATTATTTCAAGGCCACCGGCTTTTATGCTTCCAAGTTTGATGAGATCTTTGATAAACCGGATCGCATTCAGATTGTCTTTGTCAGCGATGATGATTTCCAAAGCTGTTACGAGGAATGGGACGGCAGGGATAAGGACGGGCGGCGCGCCGGGTACGGTGACGGCGAGAGTTATTTCCTTTGGCAGTACGGTAAAAACGATTACTTTGAAACCACCGATAAGAAGGTGGTCGGCGATTACAGCAAGGAACACGCGATCAAGTGGAAGCAAGTGCTGACCATTAACTTTGTTATCCCGGCGATCAAGGGCGTCTTTGGTGTATGGCAGTTGCAGACATCCGGGGATAAGAGCAGTATCAACGCTATCCGCAATACCTTCGATGAGATCAAGGATCTGGCTGGCACGATCGTTAATATCCCGTTTGACCTTTGCATGAAGAAGGTTACGAGCAACAAGCCGGAGGCAAAATCGGTGTACCCGGTGATCAGCCTTGTACCAAACATATCAGCTGAGAACATGGATACCCTGCGCGCTTATCTGGAAGCCGGGTTAGACATCCGCAAGCAAGGGATCCTAAACGATCAGAAGCTGGCCGCGTTGGATGCGCACGTTATCTATGAGGAACCGATCGAAGCCACGCCGCTGGATGAGAGTGCTGGTAGCCCGGAGGACGTGATGGAGATGCTGAAGCGGTGTAAGACGAAGCTGGAAGTCGTTGAACTTGGATTGCAGTATCAGGATTATTTTGAACTTGATGCGCGGCTGCCGAAGTTAAGCGCGGAACTGATTAAGG